GATAGATGGTTAAAAGCTGAATTCCACTTCACTGCTGACCGTGATTTTGAATTTGATAAAAGCGGAAACTTCCCATTCTACATCTATGCTGTGAATAATGGTGAATTTTGGATTCAAAAGCCAATGTTAGTCAAAGGATCCAAACTCCCTCCATATCGTCCAAATAGTCTTGATTCAATCAACTTGAGAATTGAGAGCAAACTTGCCGAATACAAGCAGACTGTTGATGGTCAATTCTCAACATTTTCAACTGAGTTTGGAAATAATCTGAGATATACCACAGAAGGTCTAAACAACAAGCTTGCAACTCAGGAACAGTCACTTACAACCAAAATTGAAGAGCAAGCACACTCAACAGATGTGAAGCTATCAGCGCAAGCGGATGAAACAAATAAAAAATTATCCAGTCAAAATTCTGTCCTCAATGACAAGTTAGATGACTTCAAGGACAGCATCAACGGGCGCTTTGCGAATTATCAGCAAACTGTCAATGGTCAAGTAGCAACGATCATCAGCCAATTTGATGGAGTTCTGAAAAAAACAGACATCAACATCACAGATGGTCAGATCTCATTCGGTACAGGCAAGAGCATCAATGGAAGGACCATCAGCTCGTTGCTGGTACAGGAACCTGAAGCAATTGCTTTGATCGCTCAATTGATCAAAGTAAAAGGTGACATGGTAGTTGATGGATCCATTTTAGGTCGTCATATCGCAAGCGAGAGCGTGGAAACTGGGCACATGAAGGCTGGATCAGTTACTACACCGGTTTTGGCTAGTAATGCAGTAACAGCAGACAAGCTACAAGTTGATTATGCTTTGATTCAGAAACTGCTTGCTAATCAAGCATTTATCAGAGAATTAATGGCCCAAAAAGCCTTTATCACGCAACTTGCTTCAATAGATTTCACTGCAGAACGAATACAAGGCGGAAGGCTAAGTGCAAACACTGGATCAACAGTTTTTGATTTGGACAACGGAACGTTGAATTTGTACTCAAATACAGGCACAATTCGAAGAATTGATGATACAAACTCTTCTCAATTCATAAAATTGACAAAGAGCGGTTTTGTCGCAGAGCAATTTAGAGATACCAATGCTGCACTTATGGTATTAGGTACAAACCATAACAAGGATCCTAAAGAGGTTGAACGGCACGACAACGATACATTCGCTGGGATTCGGATCTGGTCTGGTAAAGGTAACGGAACAGAGGAAAGCCTTACGGAATTTATCGGTGATCGTGTATTAATTTACAATAATGGCCCAAACCGTAGCCCTTGGAATTTTCACAACAACATCAATGGCAAACAAACATATTTGATTCCAATGAACCAAAATAATGTTAAGCATTATATTGGACGTGGGGACTTCTTCCTTGAGGGAGTTTATTCAAAAGATTTCTTTATGGCTGGTGGTGTGAGTATCGGTAAATATTTATGGGATTTGATAACTTGTTTTGGACAAATGGTTAAATACAGCGAATTCAAAAGTAAAGATGTCGAACGGCATATTAGAGGAGTTGTTAACGGACACGGTTTTAGATAGGAGAAAAAATGAACGAACAAACTTATGTAGCTATCATCACAGATTTAGCAAATCAATTGGCTAACAAATCAATCAATGAAGCTGAGTTTAAAGCTCGATTGACTGAATCACAGCAACTTGTAGCACAACTTGCTCAGGAAGTTGAAAGCTATCGCTCTGTCCTTGAATCTGATAAAGATTTGAAGGATCTTTTTGAAGAAATCAAAAATAAAAACGAGGTAACTAAATAATGGATTATAAAGTACAATTTAAATCATACGATGCAGTAGCAAACACTACCAAAGTAGCAATCAAGCAAGACTTCCCATATCGAGTATTTGAGGAAATTTTGCCAACAAATCGCATGACCGAAGATGATGCGACATTGGTTGAAGCAGTGTTAAACATTGTCCGCATGGAACTCGACACATCTGGCGCAGTCGTGGCAATTAAGAAAGAGCTTGACAAATCTGTCGAAGCTAACAATAATGCTATTGCTAAAATCCAAGAGTTGACCAAAGATAACGAAGCCATGACACAGCAAATCCAAAGCGTCAAATCTGTGGCCGATTGGGCAGTCCTCGCTCGTGTAACAGATACAGACAATCCGATTGATCCAACTTTGTATGCTCGTGGATTGGAATTGGTAGAAACTGGCCAAGCTGGCAAAGAATACAAGGCACACGACATCTTTGTTGTCAACAATCCAAACTATACTGCCAAATATGGCGAAGGAACTCGTGTGTTGGTACAAGTGAACTCAGACTTTACCTACAATGGAGAAACCGTAGACGAAGTTGCAGGTAAAT